TGTTCATCGAAACCCAGCCGTGAATTTGATAATGATCCCGGGTTTCAATTGAGGGCCACATCTCAACGTCCGCCAGCGCCGCCGCCACTTCATCGGCTCGGCTGTCGGGTTGATCGTCTACGCAGGTGTTGCAATGGAGGCACTCAAATTTGCTTTTTGGCCGGATGTAATCCTTTTCACATTCGCAGTCCCAATAATTGGGATTCGTGACCGGTTGACTTGCTTTCATAATTACAGTCATGACGCCTCCACTAAGTGCTGGTACTGCGGCTCCTGCGTCACGTTAACAACCCAGACCACATCACCGTCCGCGGTCACCTTGAACGTAAGAGCCACCGTGTCTCCCACCGCACATTGTTTTTTGATTCCGCGCACACTAAAGCGGCGGTCACCCCGATTCACTGTCCGGTAAAAACTAAGAACTGTGGGTGTGCCATCTGTGAACTCGCCCTCTACAACGTGCTTTTCGCCCGGTTGCATTTGCTCGTAATCAATGCCCAGCAACTTGGCAAACGCCCGGATAGAGGCGTTAGCGTCAATAATGGCTTTGTTTAGCATAGTGGCCGTCAAGACCAAGAAAGCCGGAGCGTGACTCCGCAAGGTAGATAAACTCATTTCATTCTCCCAATTTTTATAAATAGTCATAGTATTCGGCCTCGGTAATGATTCCTCCAGCGAGGGCTTCCGCCCCACGCTCTTTACTTAGGTAACCAATTAGATAATGGCGTGGCATCAGCGATAAGAAGTTATACAAACATTCTTCATGGCCCCTTTCAATGTCAGATTGGATTTCAGCGATGACGTACGCGATTAAGGCGTCGATTTTATCTCCCGCATGAACTTTGAGGTAAATTGTCTCTGGCATAACTATTCTCCCTTTAAGCAATAGTGCTTATGGGTAACTTACTTATACTTACTCTTATAATCAACCCCCTTGAGTTAAATACGTCAGCACTGCGCGATAGTTGACCGGATTGCTGAAGTGCTTGTCTGGTCTGGCCCGCAATCCTTCTAACTTCACATCCACTGCACGGTCACCACGGTAAAGGAACACCTCGTGGCCTGTCGCGCTCGTGAGTTTGACGGCTATCCAAACACTGCCTCTCGCGTGTTTAGTGAGGAAGGCGACTTGATGTGGGGTGATGTTGACGCTCATGTTGGCGGTGGTCTTCAACTCCACCATGTGCCAAGCCCCACGACTGTCCATAATCAAAACGTCTGGCACACCCAAAGTGGCTCTGGACTCCAACCGAGTGGCTGACCAATCCGGGAAGTTATCCCGCAAAGCTTTTTTCAGAGATTGCCAGAAGCTGGCTTCACGTTGTTTTTTTTTCTTTGCGGGTAACAGGATGTCGTTCTGCATGTAATTTCATCACTTTAGTTTGGTAATCCATCCAATCAATAACAGTTTTCCGAGGCTCCAAAATTTTTGAGGGGGGCGGCCCGTTCGTTTTTCTTTCCCAATCTTCTTTCCCATACCAAAGCTTTGCGGGGAAATCAATCAGCCACATCTTCTACATCCTCCGCCAACCGTTCACGCGCTCGCTGTCTGTTCCCACCATCCTCGGCTCCGGCGTCATGGGTCAAAGGGGCGTAGGTTTGCTTGAGTTCGTTCAAAGCTTTTAGCACTTCGTCCTTACTCATCTGATCAATCGTGCCGTGCCGAATCTCAGTCTTATTAACGTAGATGTCGCCTTGGGCCTGACCGCGCCGATACTCCGCCTGCACCGCAGCACTATATGCCCCGTTTTCCAAAGCTTCGTCGCGGATTCTTTGCAAATCTCGGAGGTGCCGTTGGTATTCCACGCCATATTTTTGGTCAAGCTCCTGCCGATACTCTCGGATCGCTCGACACACGTGCGGATGTATCCTGGGGTTAGTTAGTTCCGAGGCGCGAACATGGGCAGACTTTTCAGGGTAGCCCGCGTTGATAGCCGCTTCGCGCATGGTTATCTGCCCATCTTTTGATACAAGCTCTTTCACAAACAACTCCTGCCTGCGTGTCAGGCGCTTGTTTGCCAAAGGGGGCCTATTTGTTCTCTGTTGCTTTGCTTCGGGCAACGCCGCCGCTTTTACGTCCAAAACTTTGGCATATCTGTCTTTAGCCATAACCGCTCCTATATGTGAGTAAGTTGCGATAACCTACCTTAAAAAGCCGGATCTATATAGTATTTCTACAGAAAAATAAAAATATTTTTTTCAAAACTTAGAAGCCCATATACTGTTAGCTTGATTAAGCTCTCTGAACACCCATAAATGTAACGACGTAACCTTGGCGTAACCACAAAAAGCCAGCTTTTATGCGGCCTTCAGGCCCGAGTTACGCCGGTTACGCCGGTTACGCCATTTTTTAATTTTATTTTTTATTTTTTTATTTCTCTGGGAAAACACTATATAGAAAGGCGTTTTAAGACTCCGGGGTGTAATTTGTCAGGACACACCACGTTGACGCCCATTCTGGTTCTCGCATCGAATCACGCACCACGTAAGCGTCATGACCACACGCCTGTGCAATCTTGAGCCCAAGAACCGTGGAGCATGGTCCGTCCATCCTGAACAGCCCCCATTCTTCGTCGAGGCCCCCGTCGTGGACAAAGCGTTGGTAGTCTGTGAGGGGCTCCTGATCTTGGAACCGTTTGAGAAAGCCCTCGGCCCCCAGTTCTTGGACGTGCGTCAGGGCGCTTTCAAAGCTTTCGTAGAGGAGGTCGAAGTCCACCATGTCGAATGACAGTGTGTGCTTGTCGGTTTCTTCGATAATTTTGAGCAGCACTGTGGCTTCCATGGCGGTTCTCCGGGTCAAAGCATTACGAATAGGGTGAGTAAGATGACGGTGCCGAGGGCAAAGTAGTGTTCGGGGATGTCTTTCATACCATATTTACATAAGTATGCTGGCGGACAACTCGGATGTGAACGTACTCCCCCGGCCAAAACTGATAAGCGGCATGTAACGATTTGACAGCCTGATTCAGAGCTTCATCAAACTCTTCTTCATTTGACCACTCTGCCATAAAAGGTACTTGAGCGATTAATTCATTTTCATCTGAATGAACGTAGATAATGGCGGTGTATTGCGGGTCGGCGTAAATATGCATGGTCCGTGGTCCTTGTATCGTGGTTAGTGGTAGGCGCTTTTTGTGTAGCGCACCACAGACCTTACAGGTCGTTACTCTCATAGTCAACAGATAGAAAGATAGAAAGGGTTGCGTTTTACTTTTCTATCAGTGGAAGGTTTCTTGCTGGTAGAAGGATTCTTCCATCTTCAGCAGGTAGTCGGTGTAGATAATGAAGCCTATGGCGGATAGGGCGAGAACGTACTCACCCTCGTTTTCGGAGTCGAGTACGTTGAGTAAAAGTTCACTTTTCTCAAACCCCAGGTAGGTATCAAATTCTGCGGATTCGGCAACGAAGCGTTTGAAGTCCTCATCGTCTTCAATGAGTCGGGCGATTTTGTTTCGGCGCTTGTTCCGTTGTACGTCCATCTAGAAGCTGATGTCGAGCAGCGATATCAACAGAAACAGCACAAACATGATGGCGTATTGTTTCCAGCCGCCGATTTGTTTTTCAGTCTTCTTCATCTTTGGGCCTATAGTAAATGACGTGGGCTTGACACTCGGTACAGGTAAGGTTTGAGGACATGTCGAAGTAATAGTCCTCTTCTGATATATCGTGGTCGCCGCCCCATATGAGTTGTCCACCGCACCACCAACACGTTGTACGGGGGTTATTGCAGACGGGGGCTGTCGCTTCGTTGCTCATCATTTAATCTCCGGGATTGTATGCCGCACAAACGGCGGGCACATCGCATTGATGTTGATATAAAAAGTATACCGCGTTTCGGCGTCGGGGTTGTGATATTCGCGATAGATGCAGACGGTCACGGGCGTGACTTTGCGGCCTACGAAGATAGCATCGCCGCCTTGGAGGACAAGGTATAACCAGACAACGTTCATAAGTGTGGCCCGAGGGCCAACCGCATGAAAGGTCGGTCTGGGGATTGTGGCCCCCGGCCCACGATAAAAAAGTATACGCAAAAAAAACCCCGCCACAAGGGCGGGGGGATTCATCAATTAAGCCACTTTGGGAGAAACTTACCTATGAATCAAACGTTGAAGGATTGCCACCGAGTCCATGAGACTCCTGACAAATGTATCACTCGGGGTGTACAAGTTCAAGCACTTCTTGGGTGGCTTGTTTTTGAGGCACGACGGACAAATCCATTTGTATCACGACGGGCTCGCCTAAGCGGTTAGCGGTTTGTTGTGCGGCCTCCAGGGCCACCTTGGCGTCGGTGGAGTCTATGTCAGACCACCACCGGGTCGGTTGGTATAGCATTCTTTTCTCTCTCCGCCTTTAACTTCTCGTCCAGCAGGGCTTGCCAAACAACTAGCTTTTCCAAGTCTTTCCGAGACACCTTATCCTGCTCAAAATCTTTTTCAATCTTTTTGAACAGGCGGTCAAATTCTTGCTGAATGCTATTCATACACTAAAGCTCTTGGAGCTGAGAGGCGAATCGTTCTCTTTCTTGAAAGTATCCACCTGCTCTGCAATGTACTCTTGATCCCGCTTGGACAGGTTTTCCATCTTCCATGCTTCAAAGATATAGCGTAGCTGACCGCTGATTGTTCGGCCTTCCACACGTGCGATGATCACAAGTTCTTCGTACATGTCTCGTAACATCAAGACTGACTTCCATTTCGTGGTATCCACTCTTACTCCTCCTCTAGCCTACCCGTATTGCGCCAATGCTCGACGTTGGCAAGATGCTTCAACAAAATCTCTTGCTTAGACTGTCCTTCGTAAGCCACGCCATAGCGTTGATCTATCAGGATTTGGTTCAAGCTGCACTCTTCACCCCAAGACAAAAACACCTCAACCAAAATGCGGCCAAACTTACCGCGCTTGTCCAAGTGCGAACGCACATGCACTTCTTTGCCCGTAGGTAACAAAGCTTGTACCCGTTCCTTTGCCAGTTGGCCCAGCACCTTCAGATGTGTGTTTCCACCCTCCACCATCCGGGTTTCGGGCGTATCCACGCCATATAACCGGGTGCTTTGGTCCTGCAACACAATGTCAAAACCACAATCTATGTCCAGAACCACAGAATCGCCGTCGATCACTCGCTTGACTACGGCCTTATAAATGTATGGGTCCATCACCCCCTCCACATATTGCACAGTTCTAAAATCTGGAAGAGGCACAAGATAAACACAATCCATGAAAGATTGTCATTAAATTTATGTTTTGCTTGGTTTTTTGCGGAAACCAGCTTAGTCCATGGGCCGAGAACCGCGGGCCGGATATGCGCCCGCCACTGCCACGGAAAATCAAATATCAGCTTTTTCAGTTTCATGGTATACGATCCTACGCATAAATATATAATTAATCAAGTTCCTCACACTCACCCCAGCTCGGCCCGTAGTCCACATCGCACTTATTGGGGACCTGTAGTGGCACAGCCTGCTCCATGATCCCGGCCAGTTCTTTTGCCTGCTCTGGGCTATCCACAGAAAAGGCCAGTTCGTCATGCACCTGTAGCATTGGAATAAAGCCAGCCTCGCAAACGTTGACCATAGACTGCTTGGTCATATCCGCAGCAGACGCCTGAATCAACCGGTTCAGAGCTTTGTAGGTGTATGCCCTCCGCAATCTAGTCGTTGGACCGTGGGCCGCGACGGCCTCTTCACGGGGCAGGGCTTTATGCATTTCAAAGGCGTCCGGTTCCCAAAGGTCAAACCGGCATTTCCTGCCGCGCAGGGATCGCACACTGCCGGATGACCGGGGTTCCTCCAGCTTCCGTTGCACACCTTTCATCAGACCGCGGACG